GAAAGCTTATAGGAATACTAAAATATGGTAATAGTTCCTTAGAAGCCGTTAAAATCGTTCCTGGAGACTTAGTAGGCTATACGCCTTACGGTGAGTTTGAATTTATAATTGATGGAGAGCGATTATATTGTATGAAATCAAATGATATTGTAATTAAATATGAATATAAAGGAGACGAAGAGGAATATAATCCAAGCTGGGCAAACAGCAGTTGAAGAGTTGATAAAAGTAGCTAAAGAAGCTATTGTAGACTCTGACGACGATATATCTGCTGATAGATTAAAAAACGCAGCAGCTACAAAAAAACTAGCTATTTTTGATGCTTTTGAGATATTAAAACGTATCGAAGACGAAGAGAATATGCTTAACGAGAAACCTATAGAAAAGAAGGAGAAGACTTTCAAGGGGTTTGCAGAAGGAAGATCTAAGTAATGTACGAGCAATCACTATATAAAGTACTACCTAATTATATTAAACCTAAAGTTATAAATAAAAAGAATAGATATAACAAATGGTTGTACGGTTATGATAAAGAGTTTGATATGATCGTTATCAGTAAAACTGGTAAAATAGGGGAAATATATGAAATACAAAACATTAAAATAGCTTTACCAAAAGAAGATGATGTTGTTAAATTCGAGGGAGATAGATGGAGGCATACTGAGTACCCAAAAGAGCTTTCAAAAATAAAATCAGTATTCGATTGGGATGAATACCCTACGCAATTTAAAGAAAAATGGTATGAATATATTGACAAAGAATTTAAGAGACGTGAAGAAGGTTTTTGGTTTTTTAACAAAGACAAGCCTTCTTATATTACTGGTACTCATTACATGTACCTGCAGTGGTCCAAAATTGATATTGGGCAGCCAGACTTTAGGGAGTCAAACAGGTTATTCTACATATTCTGGGAAGCTTGTAAAGCGGACATCAGATGTTATGGAATGTCATATCTCAAAAACAGACGTTCTGGCTTTTCATTCATGGCGTCAGGAGAGACTGTTAATATGGCGACCATATCGTCGGATTCACGGTTTGGAATTTTGTCCAAATCTGGAGCCGATGCTAAGAAAATGTTCACAGATAAGGTTGTACCCATTTCTGTTAACTATCCCTTCTTCTTCAAACCAATACAAGACGGTATGGACAGGCCGAAGACGGAACTCGCCTATCGCGTCCCCGCCTCGAAACTTACCAGAAAATCCATCACTGAAACCTCTAAAGCCGAAACACTTGATGGGCTCGACACCACGGTTGACTGGAAAAACACAGGTGATAACGCCTACGATGGAGAAAAACTAAGATTACTAGTACATGATGAAAGTGGCAAATGGGAGAGGCCAAACAATATATTAAATAACTGGCGAGTTACAAAAACGTGTTTAAGACTAGGTTCTAGAATTATAGGTAAGTGTATGATGGGTAGTACGTCAAACGCTTTAGATAAAGGTGGTGAGAATTTTAAAAAGTTATATTATGATTCTGATGCAACAAAAAGAAACCGCAACGGTCAGACTAGCTCGGGACTATATAGTTTGTTCATTCCTATGGAATGGAACTACGAAGGATTCATTGATTCTTATGGATTACCTGTATTCGATACACCCAAGGAAAATGTTTTAGATCCTCTAGGCGATGTTATAAGTCAAGGAGTTATAGAGCATTGGCAGAATGAAGTTGATGGTTTGAAAGACGATCAAGATGGGTTAAATGAATACTATAGACAGTTCCCGCGAACAGAGGAACACGCTTTTAGAGACGAAGCTAAAGAATCTTTATTTAATCTAACTAAAATATATCAACAGATAGACTACAACGCTGATCTGCATAACACTTCTACGATAACAACGGGTAGTTTTATGTGGGAAAACGGAATAAAAGATAGTAGGGTATTATTCTATCCAAATAGAGATGGAAGGTTTAGAATATCATGGGTTCCACCTGTTAATCTACAGAATAGAGTAATAATAAAAAACGGTATTAAATACCCTGGTAATGATCACTGCGGAGCTTTTGGCTGTGATAGTTATGATATATCAGGTACTGTCGACAAGAGAGGTTCTAACGGATCTCTACATGGTTTAACAAAGTTTTCTATGGAAAACGTACCACCTAATTTATTTTTTTTAGAATACATAGCTAGACCTCAGACTGCTGAGATATTTTTTGAAGATGTATTAATGGCGTGCGTATTTTACGGTATGCCTATATTAGCAGAAAATAACAAACCTAGATTATTATATCATTTTAAAAGAAGAGGTTATAGAGGTTTTTCAATGAATAGACCAGATAAAGTATATAATAAATTATCTGTAACTGAAAGAGAAATAGGTGGAGTACCTAACTCCAGTGAAGATATGAAACAGTCGCATGCAGCAGCTATAGAAACATATATAGAAGAAAACGTAGGTAACACACCTAATGGTTATGGTAATATGTATTTTCAAAGAACGCTGGAAGACTGGGCTAAATTCAACATAAACAATAGAACAAAGCACGATGCCTCCATAAGTTCAGGTCTAGCTATAATGGCTTGTAACAAGAATAGATACACACCTGTAGCGAGAAGAGAGCGTAAAAATATAGATTTAGGTATAAAACGATACGATAATAAAGGAACATCGTCAAAAATTATAAGATAAATGAAAGTATACACCAATGGTAATAGCTCTTTCCCTAGCCAAGTAGTTAGTGATGAAGTAAAAGCAAGCTTAGATTATGGTATTCAAGTAGCTAGAGCTATCGAGGGAGAGTGGTTTCAAGAAGGTCGTTCTGGTAACAGATACGCTCAAAGCTACAGCAACTACCATCAACTTAGATTGTATGCTAGAGGTGAACAATCTATAGCGAAGTACAAAGACGAGTTATCAATAAATGGTGATTTATCTTACTTAAATTTAGACTGGAAGCCTGTACCAGTTATACCTAAGTTCGTAGACATTGTTGTTAATGGGATGTCTAATAAAGAATACGATATAGTTGCTTACGCGCAAGATCCTGAAAGTCAAAAGAAAAGAACAGACCACGCTAATGAAATAGCGGCTGACATGGTTGCTCAAGATTTAATACAGCAAGCTAAAGAAAACACTGGAGTAGATTTCTCAAGATCTAAATTAAACCAAGATGAATTACCTTCTAATCTTGAAGAGTTAGAATTACATATGCAACTCTCCTATAAACAAGGTGTTGAAGTTGCTGAAGAAGAAGTTATAAACAACACTTTAGCTAGAAATAAATATAATCTAACTAGGCGTAGATTAAACTACGATCTAACTGTTTTAGGTATAGCCGCAGTTAAAACAGGTTTTAATCCTTCAAATGGAGTAACTATAGACTACGTTGACCCAGCTTATATGGTTTACTCGTACACTGAAGATCCTAACTTTGAAGACATATACTATGTTGGTGAAGTAAAATCTATAACTATATCTGAATTAAAAAAGCAGTTTCCACATATAACTGAGGAAGAATTAGATTCTATACAGAAAATGCCTGGTAACTCTCAATACATAACGGGTTGGGGTAATTACGATTCAAACACTGTGCAAGTCATGTATTTTGAATACAAGACTTACATGAACCAAGTATTTAAAATAAAGACTACAGACAGTGGTTTAGAAAAAGCTATAGAAAAAACAGATAGTTTTAATCCACCATCTAATGATAATTTTGAAAGAGTAAGTAGAAGTATAGAAGTTTTATACACTGGTGCTAAGATTTTAGGTAACAACCACATGCTAGAATGGAAGCTAGCAGAGAATATGTCTAGACCTTACGCTGATACCACAAAGGTAGAAATGAATTACTCTATATGTGCTCCTAGGGTATACAAAGGAAGAATAGAGTCTGTGGTAAGTAGAATAACTGGTTTTGCTGATATGATTCAATTGACTCACTTAAAACTTCAGCAAGTAATGTCTAGAATAGTACCAGATGGTGTATTCTTAGATATGGACGGTTTAGCCGAAGTTGATTTAGGTAACGGTACAACGTATAATCCAGCAGAAGCATTAAACATGTATTTCCAAACAGGATCTGTTGTAGGTAGATCACTTACACAAGACGGATCTTTAAACGCTGGTAAAATACCTATTCAAGAATTAGCGTCATCCTCAGGACAATCTAAAATACAAAGTTTAATAGGTACTTATCAGTACTATTTACAAATGATAAGAGATGTGACTGGTTTGAACGAAGCGAGAGATGCTTCTACTCCAGACAAAGACTCGTTGTTAGGTTTACAAAAAATGGCTGTAAATGCTTCCAACACAGCAACTAGACACTTAATGCAGGCTCAGTTATTTTTAACTTTAAGAGTATGTGAAAATATATCTTTAAAAATTGCAGATTCCCTATCATATCCATTAACAGCTAACTCATTAAAGCAAAGTATATCTAACTATAACTTTCAAACGCTTAAAGAAATTGAAAATTTAAATCTACACGATTTTGGTATATACTTAGAGCTAGAGCCTGACGAAGAAGAAAAAGCTAAACTAGAGCAGAATTTACAAATAGCATTACAAACTCAAGGCATAGATCTTGACGATGCAATAGATATAAGACAGGTTAGAAATTTAAAGATGGCTAACCAGTTATTAAAACTTAAAAAGAAGAAGCGTCATCAATTAAAGATGGCTGAGCAACAGGCTAATATTCAAGCTCAAGCGCAAGCAAATGCTCAAGCAGCTGAGAAAGCTGCAATGGCTGAGGTACAAAAACAACAAGCACTCACTCAGGAAAAAGTAAGTGTAGAGCAAGCTAAATCACAGTTTGAAATACAAAGAATGCAAACTGAAGCTCAAATAAAAAGAGAGCTTATGGCTGAAGAATTTAAATATCAGTTTCAGTTAGCTAAAATAAAACTAGACGCTGAGAAAAGTAAAGAAGCTGAAATAGAAGATCGTAAAGACGAGAGAACAAGAATACAAGCTACACAGCAATCAAAAATGATAGCTCAAAGACAAAACGATGAGCTACCTAAGGATTTTGAATCATCAGGTTTTGATGACTTAAACGGTTTCGGTTTGTAGTAAACAGCTTTAAATAAAAGCAAATTTTCAATTATTTAATTATATTATATTATGTCACAAGAAAAACAAGAAGGAGAGTTCTCCTTAAAAGGTAAAAAAACTAAACCTAAAAATCTAGGTAAAACACAGGATGGACCTATAAAAGTAGATTTATCTAAAAGCAATGAAGAGCCAGAAGTTACTAAAGTAGTAATCGACGCGGAAGAAAGTCAAGTAGAAAAAGTTGTCGAAGAAGTTGTTGAAGAAGTTGTTGAAGAAACTAAACAAGAACAAGAGGCTGTTCAAGAAGATACACCTATCATACAAGAGGTTACTGATGAGGTTGTACAAGATGAGGTTGAGGTTTTAGAGGAACAGTTAGACCAAGCTCTTGATGAGCAGAGTGCTGGAATTGATTTACCGGAAAATATTGAAAAGTTAGTTTCTTTTATGAAGGAAACTGGCGGAACAATTAATGACTACGTTAGATTAAATGCTGACTATTCTAATATTGACAACGACACATTATTAAAAGAATATTATAAAAAAACAAAGCCTTACTTAGACAGTGAGGACGTAAGTCTACTACTCGAAGATTTTTCATATGATGAAGATATAGACGAGGAAAGAGACATCCGCAAGAAGAAACTTGCGTTTAAAGAAGAAGTTGCAAAAGCCAAAAACTTTCTAGAGCAAACAAAGAGTAAATACTACGACGAGATCAAGTTGAGACCGGGCGTAACTCAAGAGCAAAAGAAAGCTACTGACTTTTTCAATAGATATAACGAAGAGCAAAGCAAAGCCGAGCAACAACACGAGTTATTCAAAAACCAAACCAAAAAACTATTCTCACAAGATTTCAAAGGTTTTGATTTCAATTTAGGAGAAAAGAAATTCAGGTATGGTGTGAAGGATCCTAGTAAAGTTGCAGAAACCCAGTCAAACATTAGTAACATCGTAGGGAAGTTCCTTAATAGTGATGGTAGTGTTAAAGACCCAGCGGGTTACCACAAAGCTATGTACGCTGCTGCTAATGTCGATACTATTGCTAATCATTTTTACGAACAAGGAAAAGCTGACGCTGTCAAACAAGTTATAGATAGCTCAAAAAATCCAAGTCAAACCTTAAGGCAATCGCCTCAAACAGGTTTTAAAGATGGTATCAAAGTAAAGGTGTTAAATGAAGGTGCTTTAAGTTCGTCGAAATTAAAAATAAAAAAAATAAAAATTTAACATTTAAAATCATTTAAAAATGGCATTAAACAACGCATTCGGTTCAATTAAACCGAGTCAAAAACAACAATTATTGTCTGACAACTATTTAAGTTTTACAGACGGATCAGGAAACGATTTTGCACAACAATATCTACCTGAAATTTATGAACAAGAAGTAGAGCGTTACGGAAACAGAACATTATCTGGATTCTTACGTATGGTAGGTGCTGAAATGCCTATGACTTCTGATCAAGTAGTATGGTCTGAGCAAAACAGATTACATATTGCTTACAACGATGTAACTATCGCAACTGCTACTACTTTAACATTTGCACTAGATGCTGCTAAAGGAGATAACTTTGTAGGAAATGTAATCTCTAAAAACGATACTATCGTTATTATGGATCCTTCTAATGGGCTTGAAGTAACTGCTTTAGTAACAGACAGCGTTGACACTTCTGCTACTTTAGCTACTCTTACAGTTGCTACTTATACCGGAGCTGATCTTGACGCTACGTTTAACGTGTTAGACACTGGGCTTAAGATCTTTGTATACGGATCTGAGTATAAGAAAGGAACTGGAGACGCTGACATCAAGTCAATCACTCCT